GTGTATAAGAGACAGAGGTATATCCTCTTTAAAATATGCTCAATTACAAAAGAAAAACAGCTATAAAGCTGTCTTTTTTTATATTAACGGAATTTTTTAAGTGCTTCGTTAGATTTTCCGAGCGATGTACGATTTGCTTTGCCGAAGTCCACGACCATTTCTTTCATAACGTTATCAGCTAGAATTGCTTTTCGTTCGTCATTAGTGATTTTACTTTCTTTGCCTGTAGCTACGTTAAGAATATAAAGTTGTTTATTAGAACCATCTGAATAAATTGCAAACATTTTGTATTTTCTCTTTTCTATATTTGTCTTTTGCCCTGTAAGGCGTTTATTTAGTTCTGCGATAAAGTATGAACGACAGCTTTCTACTGTTCCTCCATGTACCTCTACAGAACGTCTAGGGCATGAAGTAGCTGATAGTTCTTGATGTAACTTCACAGTATCGTGATTAGGAGTTAAACCCCATTGTTTCATATACTTAGCTACGTCATCTAGTACCACTTGTTCATTCCTCAAGAACTGATTTAAGTCGCCCTCTGATTGGCATACTTCCCAACTAGCATAATTTGCATTACCGTATGAGTTAGCACAATGCCATGCCATATTAGAGAAGTCAGAGGCCTGTAAACGTCCGTCCGAAGCGATATAAACGTGTGCAAAGCCATTTTCAGGGTTGTGTGTAGGTAACCAACTATTATAGAAACTAGTGTTAGCACCATTTGACCCAGCGTCGTTGTGAATTACAACCCCAGTAGGGTTATAACCACGAACGCCAGCATTAGTTATATTCATTCTTTTTTATCCTCCGTTTGTTCTTCTTCAACTTCTGGAATATTAACTCCCTGTTTCTTAATAAGTTTAACTAAACCAGCGAACATAGGGCTGATACTTGCAATTAAGTAAATAAATTGTCCTACGAAGTATAGCAAGCCTACATTAATTACAGTTTTTGCAATATCAGAAGTAGAAGGTGTTTGAGTAAAGAAGAAGACAGCGTACAAGACCCATAAAGAGAATACTACCGTCAAGTCAATCACAAGTCTACGTTTAAAAGGTGGATTCATTGCTTCTCTATCTTTAACCCATGTAGCAAATAAAATCGCTAAAATTAAGATAGTTATTAAAATCATTTTCGTTACCATTATGTTTTGCTTTCTATTGTAAATATGTCCCTACGACACCGCCATAGTTACCTGAACCAGCAGAGTAACTCCATACGCTTATCGTACCGTTAGTATCTATTTGTAGTTCCATTGGTTTATTGTTGTTATTTGTGCGTTGTGTCGTCATTTCGAATTGAGTGTTATCGGTTGGTCTAAGTCCTTCTGGTAAATTGCCGACATTTTTAACCGAATTGGCTGTAAATGAGCCCCAATTACCAGAACCACGCAAACCGATAACTCCATTGACTTTTTTATATTGAAGTTTGGCACTAGTTACATTTTGCATTGAAATATCAGTCCATTCCTTAACATCTCCTATGACTGTCAAGTCTTCAATTTTAGCCGTTTTGGTTGATAATTCGTCTAATGTAGTTATTTGTTTTGGTATTTCAGAACTAATTACCCCTAGTCCGTCAGTTGTTCTGATATCAATCAAAACCTTTAGTACACCAGAACTATTATTTAAGTCGACATGGTTGCTATTATTTATAGTTTCAGCCGATAAACTTACAGGGTATGCTGTTTGCGTTAAGTCGATATTTGCATGAATATAGTTGACAGAATTAGCCTTTAAAGCTACCGTTTCATTTGATAGCTCAAAATATCTACCTCCAGCAATAATTGATGTATTAGTATATTGTACGTTTAGAGCCGTGTTTAACGGATTAGACCAGTCTTTTCGCCTGATTGTTCCGTAGTCCATTCCTGTCAACATCATGTAGAGTTTAGCGTCATTATTTGAACCGACTGGAAACTCTGTACTATTTGGACTAAAGAACGTAAAATTTTTAATTGTCATTTTTTACCTTTCTTGAAATTATCTTTGCTTTATCTAAAACTGGGTTATCAGTAATTGAAAGCTCTAATAATCTAAATTTTCTACCGCCATACGGATAACCTCCAATTGATACAAATTGACCGACTTCGTACAAGAGCGTAGTTTCAATTCTAAGCGAGTTTTTACTATTATAATATACTTTACCAGATAAAAGTTCTAAGTGGTCTTTACGTAGCTCTCTGTACCCTGTGAAGCTATCTATTCTATATTTATCGCCATAAGTAGCAACATACTCATATAACATTTGGTTTGTCTCCACTTTCTACAAAAATAAGTCTATCATTGAACTCTGTTTTAACTCTATCTGCTATATACCCAGAATATAGTTTACCGTCATACCATATATCTACCAAGTCATTAACATATAAAGGCAAAAGCTCATTTTGATTAAAGATTAACCTTGTGACGATTGTAGAGGGCGAAACTTCTGCTTTAATGGTTGAGATATCTGGAGGGTTTCCGTGGTCATCTCTATCATAAAATAATGTTTTAGCTGTTCTTACATCTGGCAAGTCTGTTCCGTCCCCGCCATAAGTGCTATAATCAATGACATCTCCATTATTTTTTGCTGTGTACATTTTAGGAGGGTCTGTATAGTCGTCTGTTGCCTTATTTTTAACGAATACAACAGCGAAATTATAAGCTGAACGTTCTACTATTGTTTCCGTGTCCATTGTCACGCTTTGCTTAATATCTACTCTTGTCGTGATTCTATTTCTGTTCCAGTTCCTAGAAGCAAAGTTAATGAATAACAAGTTTCTAGGGTCTGTTTCAGATGAAGAATGTTGAATGGTTGTAGTTGGTTGAAATTGAACCTTAGAGAATATTCTTTTAGCTACGTCATGAGCCGATGAAGTTTCTGCTTTTCGGTTGATTGTAGCCTTTCCCTCAAAGATAGTTGAATTAAAGAAATAACCATAGCTCATTAAATTATTTTTACTAGGGTCAATTAAATAATCAATGATAGCAAAATTTGTCGTTTTAGTTATTGCATTTGGAACATCAAGGCTTTCAATCATTGCCCAAAAATAGTTCTTTAATGTAGCTTTATTACTTTCATCTACATCTGTCACAAGGTAAACCATATCTAAGTTCAGCTTTTTCTTTTGACCGAGAGCTTCCTCAATTGGAACAACCTCAGGAAAAAGAATTTGAACAATATCGCCAACTTCTACCGAAACGGTCAATGTAGCTGATGAAGTGTAGAGGTAGCCTGTTTCCCACAGTTCATAGTTAATAACTTGACATCTTGCTTTTGGTATCGGTAGACCTCTTTTTTCTTTTTTACCATTAGGAAGGTTAAAATCAGATATATTATAATAGTTCGGATTAAAGTTATCATACACATTGGCTTCTAACATTAAACGAAGTCCGCCTTTCTCTTAATTTTAAACTCTGCCTTACTTAAATTGATTAGCTCCATTTGACCTTTTTCAATTATACGAGTTCTATATCGCTCAAAGTCCATTACAGGGAATAAATTTAGAGCAGTTGTCCCCTTCCAACCTTGATAAATTTCATCATTTACATCTGTATTGATTAAAATATAATTTTGTACCTGTTCCGTATTAAATACAATTGCGGTATATTCATTTCCGATATCGTCTAAAAATCTAACTCCAGTAGGTATTTTAGGAAGTTGCGGATACAATATCCCCATAAAACTAAATATTTCGTCTTTTATATCCCAGCGACTTAAACGGTCTATATTTGTTTCTCCATAATAAGTATATGCTTGATTTGCTATATAATTGTATCCGAAATATTCACTTATATCATTAGTTGTGACTTCGCTAGCTGAAGGCATGTATGGAGTAGCGGTTGAACCCTCTTCCCATTTATGTCCAGCAGTCCATATCGCTTGACCTGATGCTATTTCATAACGCACAATGACAATATCATTAGCTTTTAAATTTAAAGTAACGGTATCTCTCGTCCAATCGAACGAAGAAGTCCAAATTTTCCTTAAGCTATTATTTTCTACTCCATTAACAAACACAAATCTTATAATGCTTGTTCCAGCGCCTTTGACATAAGACGAAAAGGAATAAGAATTAGAAGTTTGAATTGTTAAACTTTTATAAGTGCCTTGAGCTCTTTCAGTTCTTTTCTTAACAATTAGCCCTTTATATGTTCCGTCAGTTATCCAACCACTTGCGTTTTCCCAAGAACTACTAAAATCTCTTGTTCCCTCTAATAAGTTCAAATTAGGCAAGTTTAAAGAAGGACTTGATTTTAGCCTATTGTAGTTTTGTAAAGCTGTTTCATTACCTTTATAACCACCGTAAATTTTAGACTTTCCAGCAATAACTTGACCATTTTGAATCATTTCAAAAGTTATGTTTTCGTAAGTATACCACTTTGTAATTATATCAAAAGTTATCTTTTCGCTGAAAGTTCCGTTCTTTCCGTAACCCTCTGTTTTTGTGACATCTGATAAAGCTAAATCAGCATACACTTGAAAAATCTCTGTTTGATATTCAAGTGTAACGAACTTTTGGTTAAGAATATCGTTTATAAAGTCTTTCATTAATTGATAATTTTCTTCTAAACTTTCGCCAAACGTTTCTAATTTGAACTCTATTTGTGGTTGAGTGATTGAGCGTGTTCCCATTACCCCAATACCATTACTTTGCCAAATATTATTAGTTGATTGTAACCCTAAATTAGAGGGCTGGTAAAATCTAACTTTTCCGTTTGTAACGTCCCAAACTTTGTCATCTGTTCCGTCTAAGTTGGTATGTATTTTATACTGTCTTACCATTAAGCCCTCCCTAGGTCAAATTCTCGTCTGATTGCTCGTGCTAAGTTAGAAACATCTTGACCAGCACCACCTTGTACGTTAAATGTGTTATATGTTCTGTTGTCGCTTGATACGCTGTTCGTACTTAAACCGTAACCGCTAGAAGATAAATTAACATCTGTTAAACCTACCACCATAGAACCTTTGAACAGTCCGCCAAGTTTTCCAGCGATACCATTAATTGCTCCTGATACTTTTTCAATCGTACCTGTGACGCCACCTAGAACGCTATCTATCGTGTTCTTAATTCCTCCGAATATCCCACTAAAGAAACTACCAAGCCCATTAAATACTCCTGTTATTGCGTTATAAGCATTTGAAGCGAAACCACCAAAAGCGCTGAACACTCCACTTACTGCACTTTTAGCACCGTTGAATACTCCACTAAAGAAACTGCCTACTCCGTTGAATACACCTGAAATTCTTGACCAAGCGTTTGAAGCAAAGCCACCAATGGCACTGAATACTCCACTTACGACACTACGAACAGAGTTAAATATTCCACTAAAGAAGCCTGAAACTGCACTCCATATTGACCTAACTGCTCCCCAAGCACTAGAAGCAAAACTTCCGATTGCGCTGAATACTGATGACACGACACTTCTCACAGCGTTAAATATTCCACCAAAGAAACCAGCTACTGCATTCCATACGCTAACCATTACATTCCAAGATGAACCAGCAAAGCTACCGATTGCATTAAATACTGTAGAAACTACTGAACTAACTGCGTCGAATATTCCACTAAAAAAGCCAGTTACTCCGCCCCATACAGATTGAATACCACCAATAACAGTTGTCCATAAATTGCTAAAGAATGTTGTTATTCCATTCCAGATATTTTGAATGCCTTGTACAATTCCGCTGAACCAATCAACTAAACCTTGCCAGATACCTTTTGCTCCGTCTACTGCTCCGTTCCATATATCAGCGAACCATTGACCAATACCGCTAAAGAATGAAACTATTCCGTCCCATGCACTCTTCAAGAAGTCTACAAAGCTCTGCCATGCTTTTTTGCCTGTTTCGGTTTGAGTGAAGAAGTAAACTAGACCAGCAATGGCTGCTCCAATAGCAGTTGCGATAGCTATATATGGATTTAAAGCCGCAACAGCATTATAAGCCGTTTGAATTATAATTCCTGATTTAATTATAGTATTTAAAGCTTTGAATGCACTTATGGCTATAGATATCCCTTTACCAATTTTAAAGCCAGCAAAAGCACCAGAAAGAACTACTAAAGCTACTTTCATAGTATCCATTGCTTCCTTGCTTTTACTAATTTTACCAATGAAGTCAGCAATTTTTTTCGTGATATTAGCGAACTTATTAGCAAGTGAAGATATTGTATTTGCTACATTTTCAACAGAAGTCGAATTTTTTACGGTAGAATCATCAATTCCAGCAAAAGATTTTATAAGGTTACCAATAATATCAATTACCGAACCAAATGCACTTTTTAGGTTATCCCATATAGCGGAAAATTGAGTTATCGCACCATTTTGTTGTAACTGTTTGAACAAGTCTTGGAAATACTTAACTACATTTGACACAGCTTTGCCAGCACTTTCGCCCCAACCTGCCATTTTATCAATCAAAGCACTAATAACAGGAGTTAAAGCGTCCAAAGTAGGAAGTAAAGCAAGCGACAATGTTTCGTTAAAACTATCCCAAGCGTCACCGATAGTCGTTACAGCACCACCACCAGCACCACCAAGTTGTTGCATTGCCTTATCTAGCATTTCGACAGATACTGCACCATTTTCACTAGCTTCCGCAAACGATCCATACTGTTTTAAAGCTGGGTTCATTTCCATAACAGTTGATTTAAGAGCTGAACCAAGTGCTGTATTATTATCTGTCAACTGATTAATATTTTCAGCCGTAACTTTACCAGCTGCCGACATCTGACCATAAGCCTGAACGACACCTTTTAGGTTTTCTCCAGTACCACCAAATGCTTGGTTAGCTTTTACTAATGCTTCTGTCTTACCAACAGCTGACTTAGCAGTATCCCCTAAACCAATGAACGTTGTTGAAAGTTTTAAAGTATCTTCGGTATTTGCGTTGGTATCTTTTGCAAGTGTTTGCATAGATTTGCTTACATAATCAAAGTCTGCACCATTGCCTTTAAACTTCATTGTATTTTGCAATGAAATCATGGCTTTCTGAGTATCCATTGCGTCAGATACCCAACCTTTTAAGCCATTGCCAACAGCACTAACAGCACTTGCACCAATTTGTCTAAATACACCTACAGCAATTTCTCTAAGACCGCTAAAGCGTGACTTCATGCCATCAATTCCGCTATTAACACCTTTAGTGTCCATTTTAGCGTCAATATCCCAAGAGCCTGATTTAATAGCGCCCTCTACTTGCTTTATTTCGCCCTCTAGCCTATTAGCTTGTGTTTCGGCTGTACCTAAATCTCTGGTAAGTTGTAGCCATTTCTTTTGACCTGCTGACGTACCTTTGTCAACCGTAGAAAGTTCTTCTTTTAATTTTATTGCTTTGTCACGTGATAAGCCCAACTGCGTTTGTAAATTCTTTTGCAATTGCGCCATTTTATCGGTATTTGTTGGGTCAAGTTTTAGAGCGTCTCTTAAGTTTTTAGCTTCGCCCCTAAGTCCTGACATAGCGGTATTAACGCCTTTAAGTGAGTTCTCGAACTTCGTGACATTGCCATATATCTCGACCTCAAACTTTGCATTACTTGCCATTACATACCCTTTCTTTTACGCCTTTTCTCTTTTTCCTTTTCTTCTCTTTTCTTTTCAGCAATAAGCTCAATTACTTTATAAACAAGCTCCATTTCCATTTCTAAAAATTGTGTTATATCAATTTCACTATTACCTAAAAAAGTTAAAAGTTCTAAAGTTTTATTTTCCTTTACAGTATCTTTCTTTTTCTTAATTAATGAACTAGAAGAAAAGAAGACTGTATCGTCTTCCGTTTCCTCTTTTTCTTGAATAAAAACAGTTTTACAGAAGATATTGATTAACTCGTTAGTTGTAGGAAGCTCTGTTTTGTCGTCTAATGCATTTTGCAGTCCTCCGTTACAATCTACCCAAAGTATTAATAACTTGTCTGTAAAGCTCTCCATTTGCTCTGTAAAGTCATCAGGAATATATCCAGCGACAAAAGAATTTTGTAAGTCTGCAAAGTCTTTTAAATCTGTAATAAAGTCTGAACCAGTAAGCTCTAAGTATCTAATTGCATGTTTTAAAATCATTTACAGCCCTCTCAGCTCATTAAATTTCTTTCTGCCATAATTCAACGAGTTCTTTAAGCCCTTTGCCGTCAGTATCGAACTCAAAGCTAGTACGGAAATCAGAGAAGTCACTTTTAGCTTTTACAATGTTATCTTGAAAAAGTGCCAAGTATAACCCATATTGAACAAATTCCATTACATCAGTAATTTCTCCGTCTTCTTTTTTAAGCTCTGTATCCATTGCTTTCTGTTGTTGAAAAAGGTCTTTACCTGTAATCATTTTAAATTTACGTGCTGTACTTAATTGTTTTGCCATTTTATTTTATATTCCTTTACTTATTCTATTTTTTTCCAATTATATTTTACTGGGTTTGTACTTTGCCCGTCGACAATCTTCCCAGTATAATTTCCAATGTAGCTTGGGTAATCTCTTTTAATAACTTCGCTAGATGAAGGCATGTAAGGAGTGGCGGTTGAGCCTTCTTCCCACTTATGCCCAGCCGTCCATAAAATTGAATCTGTTCCAGAACCAGTTATTTCATATTTGACATGAACCTTATCTTTGGCTTTCAAAGTTACAGTTAAGGAATCTCTCAACCAATCAATATTATTTCCTATCAACTTATTAGGGATGATATTATTAATACTTAAATCATTTACATAAGCATATCTAAATGCATTTGCATTATCTCCTGAAGTTTTAACATAAGCTGAAAAGGTATAATTTCCGTCTTTAGGTGCTGTAAACACTTTATATATACCTAACCATTTATTAGTTCGTTGTTTATCAATAATCCCTTTATATGTTCCATCAGTTACCCAACCACTTGAATTTACCCAATCTCCACTAAAATCTGTAGTGCCGTCCAATAAATTCAAATTTGGATAAACAGTCGTGAATCTATCTGTTCCGTCTGCGCTATATGCCCAAGCTGTGTAGTCTGCCTCGTCAGGCGCCTTAGGGATGGTCAGTTACTGAAACACCTGCGGTAACATCCGCATAACCGTCAGCAGAGAATGTTACGATATAGACACCCGGTGCAAGTTGACCGTTTGTTGCGACTTGTCCTTGTGCATTTCTAATTACTGATGTTACTTTTACAGTTCCGCCCTTAGAATCTTTCAAAGTAGCTGGTACTACGATTGTTCCATCATTACGTCCACGCGTAGCTGTAGTTACATTAGGAATAACAGGAGCTACTAATGTAATAGCACCAGCCAGAACTGTGTCGGGTTGCATAATGAACAAACCACTTTCCATTTTAGTGGCAAAGTCTTTTGCTTGATCTCCCCAAATTTCGTATTCAATAGCAGGAACTTTTTTACCGCCATTCATATAAATATCTGAATCAGTTGCTTGTACTGCTAAAGTCCATTGAATTGGGTCTACACCGTCTACTGAATCTGTTTCTGATTCTTTTGTCGCTTCCGCTGTAGGTGTCAAACTTGGATAAACTACTACACGCCAGCCGTCAACAAATGCCCCTGTAGTTTTATCACGTTTGCGTCCTTTGATAAGGTATTGAACGCACTTAGTTTTCCAGTTACCTGTAGGAGACCAACCCAATCCATTCGGTGTTTTTTGTTGTCCTAAAATATCCTCTTTAAGTGCTTGGTCTGTTTGAATAAATACCATTTCTCCTTGAAGTAAGGTAGCACCTTTTTTAACACCGTGGTCTGGTACATCGTCTGCTGGAAAGTTAGCTGTTTCCGCTTGGTCTTCCATTGCGCCGACTGATACCAAACCAGTTACAATTTTAATGTTAGTAAATTCTGGGCTTCCGTCTGTACCCTTAGCCATATCAGCAACGATAAGTGCTTCATTACCCCAGAAAATCTCACGTGAATTATAATCTAATTTCATTTTTTCTCTTTTCTTTTTTTATATTTTTATGCAGTGTGCTTCCAATAATATATTATTGTTAATCTATCTACTCATTGCCAAATTAATGACTGTCTCGTTTTCATCTACCGCACAGTAGGTGTCAACGATTCATTATGTTAAACTTCAGCAGTCCATACAAATTTCACATTATTTGCCCCTGAAACTGGAGCGTTAGGAAAACTAACATGAATGTTAGTGGCGTCTACTGTCACATATGATTCACCTTTGGCATCTGTTGAATTTGGAGTTACACTAAATTTTGTCGGAGTTGAAACTAATCCATGCGCGATGGAGAAATATGTGAGTGAACCAGTACCATTAAAGGCAATGAGTCCGCCATTCTCTGTTACATGTCCGATATTCTTTGAACGTTTACTATTTGAACCATTGTTAGCTCCCCAATTGAGAGTACTAACGGCATTACCCCTTAGATTATTCCCCTCAATAACGCTATAATCTGTATAATCAATCTCCATACCTACTCGTTGTTTTGTCGCCCTTGCCGAATCATCATAACAACGATTTCCACGTATTATTGCATCTGTTGTCAAATTTGTTGAAGTACCTGTTATAAGGATACCTGTTTTAAATCCGGCTTGAAGCTTATCGTTGTTGAATGACGAATTATTTATAAGATGCAATCCTACTATTCCCTTCAAATACATTCCATGAGTGCCATTCGCATAGGAATCAACATCTATAATTTTTATGTCCTTTAATTTGTAGCCGTTGTTATCTGGAGAACCCATATTAATACCATCGTACCCGTTATCATGAATTTTAGCATTTATAATTGAAAGACTTCTCCCTCCATGTATTGCAGCAATTCCACTTTTATTATTGTTGTGAAAACTACCACCATTGACAGTGATGTTGAAAAGGTCAGTTTCACCAGATCCATATAAATTAAGACCATGATAACCGTCTTGTTCCGTTACTCCACCGTTACCATAGGCGATACAGTTCGAATAATGAATATCATTTGCACCAGCTACGTTAAACCCACTAGCCCCATTATTATAAGAAATACAATTCACATAAACAATGTCGGTACAACGATCAACGGTCACACCATCTGTTTCTGAATGACTGTCGAAACCTTGAACCGCATTACCAAATGAGATACAATTTGAAACCGTATTTCTATGACCACCCTTAAATTGATGACCGTCCCTGCCACTTAATAAAGAAGCTCTATTTCCGTTTAAGGTGTCTGCTTCATATGGTCTGCTATTCCTAAATACGCAGTTTTCAAAAGTTGAATCGTTCACCCAAAACGCATAAACACCATATTTGCCATTGTAAAACTCTGAATCTTTTACAGTATAAAAACTACCCTTATTTAATAATAAAGGCGCACCCATACTACTATGAGCGACAATGTTCTTGATGGTTATATTTTTACATTTGTCAAATACAAGAACATCTTTATCTGCTGCATTATTAGCTAAATTCCCGTCAAACTGAATATCTTCGATAGTTATTCCAGTGTTTCCGTTTGTTGCGTCTGCATTTTTTAGCAACTGTGTTCCTGCGTTCGCTTTAAGTTTAAGAATCGTTTTTTCTTTAGAAGCACCTTTGATTGTTATGTTTGACGGAATAGTTACTAATCTTGAAATATATGTTCCATTAGGGAAATATATAGTACCACCATTTGTTAATGAATTAATAGCGTTTTGAATAGCTAATGTATCATCCGTAACCTCATCACCTTTAGCGCCATATAACTTTACGTTCGTCACTATATCCGCCAACTGCGCGGTAGTTTCTGCATCTTTATCGTCCATTTTATTCAATCGAACGTTTAGCGTTGGAGCTGTTCCCCTCGCAGTTGTAATTTCAACACCTTGACTAGTAATAGCGGTTTTAAGATTATCTAAGTCAGTTTTATTGGCTTTAAGCTCAATATTGCTCATATTTGAATCAGTTTGAGCATGTAAATCATTTAACTCACTACGCATTACTTGTGGCATATTTTCCAATAATAATTTAGTGAAATCATCAATTTTATTATTTACTTCTTGAGCTAAATCCGTAACCGTAGAATTATCTGATATGAATGTTAGAAACTTGCTTACGATAACTTGCTCTAAACTTTCATTTAAAAGAATCAAGTTTGCTTCGATAACTCCAGTTGTTGTCATTTCGGTAGGAATTACCAAAATAAACTCCCCTTTAGTTAAATCTTTAGGAGAAATCATAACAAAGCCAGAATTACTATTATTAGTATATTGATATGTAAGTTTTAGCAAATGACCTGTTAAATCAAGTTCAACTCCATTATCAACTATTTTAATCAATAATGTTCTTGCATTGACATCGCCTTGCATTATTTGAATTGGTTGAGGGAAATCTTTATTTACCGTATCCCATATAATCGTTCTATTTCTAAAATTGTCTAAACTCATTAAAAAATACCATTATTGTTAATTTCAATCAAATGTAATTAAGCTCACTTTCTACTTTTATAATTTCATTGAATTAGCATAATTAGAGCCTTTCTTCAATGTTGTTTTGACATCTTGCATACCTTTTTTATTTCTCAAAAAGTACATACCATGATAACCGCTAGTATAATTAGCTCTAGTGCCTGCGTCAATGACTATTTTATCGCCTTTTTTAACTTGCTTTAAGTTTCTTGACAATTGACCAGTATTTTGATATCTAGCATAAGTATAGGTGTGACCATGGCTTCTGATTAATCTAGTCCTTCGGCTTGCGCTATTTGCTTTAGCTTTAAACTCTGCCTCAAACCAATCGCCCATGCGTTCCGTGACTTTCGATTGCATTTCTTTAGCTATGCTTGTTGTATCAATTGAATTTACTGCCATGCTTGACCACCTGCACCACAAGGCAAATAAACAGTACCAGTATAATTGTATAAATGGCTGTTTTCAGACCAGTTTGTCATATTCCAACCGTTTTGCAAAACATCTCCGACCAGTCCGACAAGTTCATCGTCAACATCTTTAACAGATAAAACAACTTGATAATAGTATCCCATGACAAAGCTCGTATTATCCATTTTAATGACCTTTGAGCTACTAAGTGATAAATATACCGTCTTATCTTCTATCGTGTCCTTAACGCCTAAAATAACGTCATTTAAAGGCATTGTAAGTAAATTGTTGTACCAATCTATATAAGAATCAAATTCCATTACTTACCACTCCCTCTAAAATCATCTTATTATTTTTAGGGTTCCTTTCCCATGTTGTCCGCTTGAAAGTTTCGCCTTTTTCATTCAAGAAATAGTTGAAAATCAAATCTTCCATTTCTCCGATTCCGTTAAGCTCATATCTTACATTTTTACCTAGCCCAATCATTGAAAACTCATCAAGTCTCGACTGACTAATCCTCTGCTTAACCGCTGGCAAAGTAATATTAGTTATGCCATTTTTTTCGGCTCCGTTTGGTTTTTTAACGGTCGTCTCAACTTGTAACGTAACTTGTGAAAGTATCATTAAATACCTCCATAATACATTAATTCTTGCAAAGAAGCTAAACGTTTCATTTCTGCATTTCGCCATTGTTCCGCTGGTTCATCGACAATATGAAGCCGACAATAACAAGAAATAAAGTCTTTTACCAATACACTTGTTTCATCGGCTATAATGCCGTTTTTTTCTAGCAACTTTATAGCAATTGAACGGAATAAGATAAGTTTACTATCATAAGCTGTTACTGAAATCGGAATACCACAATAGATCTTGATATAATCTATCATTTATTCCCTCCATTTTATCCAGCTGTTACTGTAATAACTGCACCAGCTTTAAGAGTTTCAGTATGTCCACTAGAAAGTGTTTCTACCAAAATCTTATTGCTGTTAGTTTGCCATTCGAATGCGTCAACTTTTGTAAGGTCTTGCATATCAATATGATATTTTTGGTCTACCAATACGATAGGACTAAGAGCTTTTGAACCTGTATAGACAATAATTTCATCTACTCCGACTTCTGTAGCAATTTCAGTATCATCATTTTTAATACGAACGTGTGCGTTAGCAGGTAATCCACGCAATTCGTCTAACAATGTTTTGCGTTGTGTAGCTGTAACAATCAAATAACGACGTCCAGCAGTAGTGCGAACAAAGTCTACAGCTTCTTCAATAGCGTCCGCAAGTGGTGCTGTTCCTGTAGCAGGTGCTTCTGTAGTGATTTTTTTGATTTTTTTAGTGTCTGTTTCAAGCATTACTGACTTAAAGCCATTTGTTCCATCTCCCTCGACAAGAGCAAGGTCAACAATTTTATTTACAATAGCTTGTGTAAGTTCTGCCACGATTAAATTGTAAAGTTCTGAATATGACATTTGAAGACGTTTAACACGTTCAGCAATTGATTGCAATTTATAAACCATTACAGGCTCAAGAGCATCAATAGTGAGTGTTGCTGACTGTTCTACTTTTTGTTCGCCATCTTTATGGACTTTAGCTTCATCAGATGAATCAAATGAGCGTGAAACAAGTAAAGCACCTACATTTGTCACATGGAAAACTTTGAATACTGGGTTAGTATCTAACAAAGCTGTATTAATTGATTCAACCAATTTACGAGGAAGTTCAAAAGTTGTATCCGTGATAGCTACACCATTTTCAGCAAGTTTTGCTTCCCAAGCATTTTTAATTTCTTCTTTTCCAGAGTTCTTTTTCAATACATCAAAAAATTCTGTTACAGCGTTTTGTGATTCAATAAAGTTTGTCATTTTAGCTTTTCCTTTTGGTTTTTCTTCCTGTGCGTTAAGTTCGTTTTCGATTTTGATAATTTCAATTGAGTTTTCTGAAATTGTTTTTTCTAATTCTTGTACTTTTGGCAAGTCTTCGATTGCGTTTTTCACTTCAAAACCATTGATTTGAGATTTTAAAGAGATATTATTTTCTTTAAGTTCTGCCAAGCGGTTTTGTTTTTCAATTAAATCTGGTTTATTCATATTTTTTCTTAATATCCTCAATTTCTTTCAAAGCGTTTCGGCTTTCAATAATTTTGTTACGTTCTTCTGTGAGTTCTTCGCCTAATCCATTTTTAATAAATTTAGCATTAGGGTCAGCTGGTACTGAAACAAGAGAAATTTCTTTAAACTGTGCTTTATTTACGACTAGAGCGTCATTTTCACTAAACTCATAATCTGTAATATAATAAGCAATTGATAGCGAATCGAAAGCTCCATTTTCTACAGCTTTGTTAATGTTCGGAGCATTGTCGTAAAGAGTAAAGTCAGTTAAGTATTTATTAGTAGCTAAATCATAATAGACCTTAGCGTCTCCAATAACTTCACTTGATCCTGAACCATGTTCGTATAACAATGGATAACGTTCTCGATCAAACTCGATACAGTTAGGTGTCAAGATAATCCCATTAAGATTTTCTACCCCAACTTCTGACCCAATGCCTTGGAATGACTTCGAGCCGTCCTCGTTTTCAGTTACTTTAATTTCAGCACTATTGGTTATTAGTTTCATCTGTGCTTGTGGTATCCTTTCTACTGCCTTGTAAATCACTTAGATTTTTAACAGCAACTGCATTAAGGTTAGCTATGTAAACATCTCCACCCTCGATAGGTTGCTCGCCCATTTTAACAAGAAGTTGATTCTGTGTAAAAATAGGACCATTAATATTTTCGTGATACAAGTCAATTAATTCTTTCAAAGTTGCAAACTTGAACAGCTGGTTATCTACAATTATGCGTTCATAATATAAATTACCTTTAACTACTCGTCTGCGATTAGTTGAAATCAGTTTATAAGTCAGTTCCTTTTCAAGTTGAATTAGTAAAGGAATGATAGTGGAATTATAAAAATAAATTTGCTGTTCTTGTGTTGCTGTACCAAGCAAAATATTTTCATTCATAAAGTAACCTGTCAAAAGTTCCGATTTAATAAGGTCAATTTCATCTTTGTTTAATACTGAATAATCTTTTTTAAGTTCAACAATTTCTGTCTTATTGTCAACTGGTGTTAAACCGTTGTAATTCGAACCCTCTTGCATGTTTTTTATTGTTGCTAGAGCTTTTTCTCGATATTCTTGCGTATTATCAATATCAAGAAAGGCGTTAATCTTCAATAAGCCACGCAGTTTACCTTGTTCTAGTTTAGTTTGAATACTAGCTAGAGCATTATCTAAAATACTTGTATCTTCATTGATATAAAAAGGACTGGTAAGCCTTACTAATTCTTCAGGTTTATACTCTTTTTTATTATCAGCAAAAAGTAAATCTAATAACTCACCTGTTTCGCTATCAAATATAGGGTACAGGTCAATATATCTAGTTGTAAGCAACTTTTTAATAACTTTCTGCCAGAACTCCATGCTATTGCGTTCGCCCTTAGAACTCCAGTTTAGAACTTCGTCTAAGTCAGAGCCTGACATACTAATCAAAGTATCAGAACCGACATCAGATTTTTTATATTTAACATGGTTAAATTCTACTTTTGTTATTTCATTAGCAATTTTATTGTGAATGTTAGTCACAAATGCACTTGTATATTCTACCGCTTCATTTTGCCATGCTGTAACTCTTTGAGTATCATTGTTTAGCTTTCCACGTGAAAATGATACTACTTTTCCAAATAAGTTCAATTTCTCCCCTTTCTACCATAAGCTCACGCCTTTCCCTCGTTTATACTCGCCTGTTTTCTTGTTATGGCAAGACTTACAAAGGAGTTGTAGGTTATCAGGGTTCAGCGCTATTTTCCAATCATCAAGATTTTCCCAAGTTAGTTCTATAATATGGTCTACTTCGTATTTTTTAGCACCGAATGCGCCACATCTTACGCAAGTCATTTTGTCACGTTGTCTGACATAATCACGAACAGCTAACCATTCTTTTTTATTGTACCAGCCACTTTCTCGGACTGTGTCAACGTTATACTTCATCTGACACCGCCATTTCTAAAGCCATTGTCAAGGCAACAGTAGGGTCAATTTTATCTTTTTCAAGTTTTTTAGTATACATATAGTCCCCACTTTGTCCGATTTTAACAGCAGTATTATTTAAAGCCCATTGCATGACTTTTTGATTATGGATAAGTTTATTTTCAACTAACTTAGATTTTAATAGCTTAATATAGTCATTCATTGAGAAACCTTGTCGAATTGCTCTTTGGTTATCTCCGTCTTTATCAAAGAAATAACGCTCAATCAATCCTTTTAAGATTTCATAGCGTGCTGGGTCATAACCGACTTTTCTAAGTCTGCACCCTGTCTTACTTCTAAAGTCATTAATATACGGTATTAAGTCATTGACATTGATATATTCCGTATCAAGTAAGATTAGTTCGCCTCTGTCAATGAATTCAGTCCATAACTCTTGTTGTTCTGTGTCTAGTTGCTCATATTGCGACCGTACAGAGAAAGTTATCGTATGACTGTAAGTTTTACCCTCTAACTCACAAACGAACGACACAGCGGTTAAATCGCCAATTAAGGATAGGTCAATTCCGACATAAGTTCTATTCTTATTAAATACAGATAAATTGAATTCTGTTAGTTTAGTATCTTGCGGAGTGAAGTAGTAAGCTGTATCCTGCATAGGCAAGCCCATGTTAAACGCTAAGAACTTATTTTGTAACGCTGGGTCGCCTTGTGCAAGTTCGTACTCCTCAATAACTCCTGACCACTTAGGAACACTGCCAATAAGTGGTAGTGCCATAGTCCAATTCTTCTTATCTTTGACCTGCTCATGATTTTCTAGCATGTAAAGCAAGCCGAATGACCTATCATTGTAAAATTCTTCTTCTGATTTGAATCGTTCAACAAGTTTATCATAAAGCCCATCTCGTTTAAGTCCGCCTGAAGTGATGTAAATACTTTGCCAGTTATCTTGTTTTTGTCGTGACCCTTTATTAACTGATTCTGTTATATCTTCGCCATAAGTATGAACTTCATCAAATATATTAAGCGAACTATTACCACCTTGAGCCCTTAAAGTATCATTTGTTTGCTTTTTGAATGTCGTTTTAAAAGAAGTGAATTCTAGCCCTTGTTTTGTACTCTTGAAAATCTTGTTTTCATTGTATACTCTTAATGTATCACTTGCTTCCGTTTGATTCCTAACTTGGTCAAATACGTGTCTAGCCTGTGTGTTATCGTATGCAATAACTAGACTTTCTCCACCATATTGTCCGCCTAAAATCATCCAGTTTAGCACGCGTGTAGCCATTAAACTAGACTTACCAGAGCCACGCCCTAAATTAAGGAAAATTTCATTAACTAGATTTACCTGAATGCCTTTTTCATCAATCATATCATAACCAAGCATTAACTCATACCACCATTTTTGAACAGGGTGTAGCTTGATTTTCATTAGGTTACCAGTAGTTAGATAAAAGTTGTCTTCAATCCATTCAATAGCTTGCGTAACACGGTCATAGCGATAAATATATTTGTTATGAATGCGTATTTGCTTCTGAATAGTCTTACGAATGTACTTGTTAATAATAATGCCGTTTTCTTTGTTGTATTCCAACATTTTATTTAAATAATACATTCATTACCTTTCTATTCAAATACTGATTTCAAATATTCATCTGAATATGGACACCAATCTTCGTTATCAGTCATTTCTTTTTTAAGTTGTTCCCAGTTTGAAAACTTACCAATAATTAAATCGTTGTCTCCGCACGTGTCACAATAATCTTCAATTTCTTCTAATTCTTCTTCTGGAGTATCTTCTGGCATTAGATGAAGTCCTCCGTCTAAATGGTCTTCAATTATCCAATATTGTTTCATTAAAATCCCTCCGGAGCTTTAATTTCTGGCGTTTCATAATTACTCAACTTATAGTCATCAAGTTCTTCAATTTTAGCTTTAAGGTCATGAGAGCTTGATTCTTCTTGTTGTAATCTCCGCCACTCTGTAGGGTTATAAAGTTCAGGGTTTCCAGCTTTTGCTACCATCATGGCTACCAAGCTATCTTTGTCAAGTTCTTTTTCTTTAACCTTCACTTTTTCAACGTTTCCGTCAGCGTCATATATTGTTTCTGTTTCCTTTAGCGTTCTGACCGTCAATTTGCTCGCTAAGGCACTTTCAGCTAGTTCTAATAGATTTCCCCTAGCAATAGTTTTAGCTTCGTCATACGCCTTTATATTGTCATCTCGCCACTTTCTAAAAGTTTTAGCCGAACAATGCAAACTGGTGTAGATTTCTCTGTCATTGCAACCTGATTCAATTTTATCAATGATTTGACTAAATAGCGGTTCTTC